TGTATCGGCGCACTCGCGCTATCTGTTTTTTTCGTTGATCGTTTAACACAATATGACTCCAGTATAATATATAATATGGGTGGACAGAGAGCCAGAAAAGTCCTCTGTCCACCCCACAGTCTAGAACTAGACTGTCTTCGGCGTGATACGCCGACGACGAAGAGTCGCCAACAGTCGTGTAGAGTGGCGACCCATCCGATACATATTCACGGGCGAACCATCCGCCCGCTTTTTCTTATTCGTATAGATGGCATACCCATCCTGACGAAGTTCGGAGACGATACTGCGAATCCTACTCTCCGTCACCGAGAATCGGTTGGCTCCCTGCTTGGGAGAAAATGTGTTGTATCCAACCTTCTTGGCCAGAGCCATCAAGACCTTCGACTTGGTGGTCAGTTTCACTGCTTGACTCATACTACTACCTCCATAATAACAGCCGCCTTTAAAAATCTAGCAGGATCGGCAGCATAATATCCTGCTAGAACTGGACTAGTCCAGTCGTGTTATTTGTTCTGCAGACGTTAGCGAAACATATACTAAGTCTACTCCTTTCTATCTAAGAAGTCAAGTCTCTTTCTAAGACTTAATCGACGGTGCGGGCATCGCTGCTGCAATGCCACTATCCTGGATAGGAGCGGCAGCGGGGATCCAGGGTGCGGAAGACTCAAGAGGAGCGACTTCAGTCGCAATAGGAGCCACTACTTCAGGTTCCATGACGGTCTCAACCGGCGGGGCCACTGAGGCGTCCACCTTCGAGTAGAGATCCAAGAACGAGGTCTTCGTCTCCTCATCAAAGCGATTCAGACAATACCGAATAGCCTTCATGCGATCTCCAAAGATGCCATAGGCCTTCGCGATATGCACAAGACGCCGAGTTGAAATCACTTCATCACACCCATGTTCCAAGAAGGTCTTGCGAATCGTATCAGCCCAGGCAACCAAGAAATCAGCAAAGGCTTCATCGGATGTTCCGGCCGCAACCATTTCCTTTCGAATGATCTTGCGTTCGGTCGCCATGGGGGCCCATTCCTGCTCAAAGGTAATTGGGAACCGTTCCAGAAACGCTTCATTGAGGATGTTGGTGAACATATAGCGTCCATCCTCAGATCCCTTTCCCTTGGTATTTGCCGTGGCCACAATCGTAAAGCCTTTCGCAGGATAGACCATCTCATTCTTCTTCTTCAAGAGAAAGGGTCGACCCTCAAGAACTCGCTGCAGTGTCGAGAGGTTCTGCGCGCCATAGTCAATCTCATCGATACAGAGGACGGCCCCCGTTCGAGCGGCGACCGTCACGGCGCCATCTCGCCAGACCATGGTGCCATCGAGCAGGACATAGTTACCCAGCAGATCCGACTCATCGGTTTCGGGTGTCATCGAGATGCAGACAAACTTTCGTTTCAGTTGCGCACAGACTTGTTCCACCGACATCGTTTTACCGTTTCCCGAGGGACCCGTAATAAAGACTGGATAGAATCCATTCGAACCGATAATCCGTTTGAGGTCTTCGAAGTTTCCAAAGGGCACGTAGTTCTCATACTTGGCAGGAATCAAATTATTGATTTCTAAATCTGAGACCACCGATTGAATCCGCAGAGGAAGCGTCCTCGACATGAGCGCGGGAGCAGCGACCTCCTCGACCACTGGAGCGGCGTCGACCTCGACGATAGGAGGAAGCACCTCCATCCCCTCAAGAATCTCAACGGGAAGTCGATACACGCCCCACCGAATTCGAAGGGCAGGTCCATCGACCAACCAACCCGGCCGTGGAAGCTTTTCGGATTTGATTAACGCATTAATCTCACGACGAGTGATTTCAAACTTCACTCCATTTTGTGAGGCAATCTTTACAAACCGTTTCCGCTCTTCTATAAGATCTATCTTCTCCACTAGAACCTCCATTATGAAATCTGCCCATTCCTAACCATGACTCTATTATACTATATTGAGAGAGTTAAGTCAAGCACTCATTTTCTTTAATTTATCAACGACTTAGACCGCGATTTGCTCAATGAATTGTCTCACTAACACCCGATTGACCAATTTTTTCTGTCCCAATCTCCTAAACGCCGTGGCCAATTTTGACGTAGTGACCTTACCCACCACCACCAACTCTTCCTGTTCCACTCGCAAGGCCCTTGCACCAGGGATGAGGTAGAAGGCATCAAACCCAGTCCTGTAGGATACCACAAACTTATTCTTCGACAGCGTCGAAAGGATTTCTATCTGCGTGATCTTGGGCAGATTGCGGAAGGTCTGACCAGTTTTCGTTTGATAGGTATAACTCACCGAACGTTTGTTGGCGTTCATAAAGAATCCAATAATACGAGTCCCCGTCGTAAACCTCAACCACTCCATCAGTGCGATGGATAGGGTTGAATCTTTTTCCCGCGACGACTGAAACTGACAACGCGGATCTCGTAGAATGCCGCATGTATAATGATGATCTCCTATTGCGAATTGCGTGTCCCTTTCCCTTTTTTTACCGGCCGCCGTCGCGAGGGAGATGCTTCCCCGTGTATCATCGTCTCCGTCATGGAGAATGATGAGATTGACAATATCCAATCGATGCGTCTGCTTGAGCCGCGCGATCAACGGTTGAACCACCACAAGAGCTTCTGACAGTGGGGTGGAATTTAATTGCTCCACCGCAGGACGGCTATAGTCGTTGCTGTATCTTGAGTTAAATGATTCAGCCAACAACAAGTGATTCTTGGCCATCTCCGAAAACTCTGACGTCGCCATCGCAGAATTACAGATCTCCCTCAGATAGATGGATCCAAGGATGGCGTCACCCGTCTTATAGGTGAAACAGGGAGCAGTTTCGACATGAGTCCGTTCGATTGATTCTTTATCTAATGGGTTCTTGATAAACGCCTTATCACGATCATGCCCATACGTATGGTTGCCAAAGGAATAGACGGCAAAGGGAATCTGTACCTTGCGACAGAAGAATGTTAAAATCAGCAGCTGCTCAATCGCAGCTTCGAGGTTTTCTACCATGGATCCAGACTTATCTAAGAGCAAGATCAGACCATGAGACCGACCCTTGTTCGTTCTGAGAATCTTTTTGAAGATTAAATCCTCAATGCGATACCGTGCCAATTTCGAGACATTCAGGTCGCCCGTATCGGAGAGCCGAGACTTGGAGAATGACTTCGCGGCCTTTCGCATCTCAAATTCCTTGACGAGCAAAGAGATATATCGTTCATTCTTCAATAAGAACTCCCGATACTTCTCTGCGCCAACTAGACCCCTGTTCGCATAATACTCGCGTAATTGAGCATTCACCGCCTTGGCAGGAATGATCACCTCCTCTAGAATTGGAGTGGGAATGTTCGCATATACAAAACTCTTATCGCCCAGTGCACTCAATGTGCGTTCATTCCGGCGAAACGATTCATCGGTCAATGAACGGGGTTCATCTTGATTTAATTCTGTCCCCTCACTCCCGCCCTCGCTATTCCCGTCCTCATCACTCGCCATCTCACCTGGAACAGCTGCTTCGCCCTCATTCTCATCCCCTTGACCGTCTCCCTCGCCCTCTTCGTCGTCGTTCATTGATGACTCATAGACGTTATTCGTCTTGGATTGCTCTTCCTGTTCCTCGACCGCCTTGGTCCACAGTTTATTAGTCAGACGAAGCACATCCTGCCAGGTCGATAACGATTCCATCTCCCTGACATAGATTTGTTCAGCATCCGTAAACTTCACAGGCAAGAGCGTCCCGCATTTTGCATAGAGGTTCAATCGATCAATCAGCGAAAAGTTGTTCACGTCTTGTCCCGTGATGCCGAAAAAGTCCCGCTTAAGCAGGGCGGCGTACCCACTAAGAAACGCCCGACGAAGACCTGGATATCGAGTCTTCACTTTCTTTTCAATGCGGGCATCTTCAATCACATTCAGAAACGACTTATAATTCTTACCTCGTTTGTCTGTAGCGGAGTGCCATCCATCCATAGGAGTTTCAAGCGCATGTGAAATCTCATGACCCATCAGCAGATCATACAGATCACCCGTCATCTCTTTCCAGATGGGCACGGCCAGCGTTCGACTTTCAAGGTCGAAATAGGCCGTGGGAATATTCTTATGTTCGACGTTTAAATTCTCAGTAGCCATTAATTTAGCTAAGAGCGACTTTACTTCGACTTGATTATTCATCGTACCTGCTCCGGTGATTCTCTCTACTCTCATACCTTTATTATACTGTATTCGGGTCAAGAAAGCAAGAACTATTATCGTGTCTAAGTCGTTGAAAAACCACCAAAATCCCCTATCTTATTGAAAAGATAGGGGAAAATAGTTTTTGCAATGAGCTCAAGAGGTTATGGAGTTGTTTGTCGTTTGGCCTCTTCTTTTTCCAAACGTTCCATGGCCTTGTCAGAATTGGCTTTCACGAAATTTCTCATCTGTGCGTTGAGGGCAGTGGCATTGGTCACGGCCTCTTCAACGTCCTTGAGAGATAACCGAGTCAAGACATAGTACGTCTCCCCATCTCTCCAACGATCAATCGGTCGGACCCCACTCAACGTCATCGAGGCAAAGGTCTTCATGACTCGTTGGACATGCTGTTCTTCAATCGTTCGATCTATTGAAGAACTACTGCCGCTGGTCGATGCGGCATAATCTTCCATGAGATAGGCGGTGTAGGCCTGAATTTGTTTGACCAGCTGCGCTCTCGAACGATTCTCTGCTGCGTCCCATGCCAGCGGTTCGTTCTTGACACCAGAGATGGATCCCACACCAAAAAAGGCCTCCTTGGGAACTTTTGAGGCCAGGGCGTCATCCTGACCCGTTCGAATCCATGCTGGCACCGTTGAACTCGTGACGGTGGGGGTTTCTGCACATCCCCCTAAC